GAAGAGTCTGCGCCTTCAGTACCTGAGACTGAATCCGCCCCTGTACCTGAAACCAGTCCGAGTCTGGACATCAACACTCCAGAGGGTGTGGCTAAGGCCGCCGAGCAGTCTGAAGCCCTGCGCAACTACTTGGAAAAGGTTCGTCTCGATACGGCCAATATCGAGCGACAGCGTTTCCAGAAGCAGATGCAGCAGGAACAGGGCGCTGCCGACCGTGCCGCCGCCTACCATCAATCCATCATCGACAGGCTCATGGCTGGCGAAGACCCTAACGTAATCAAGAAGGAAATCCCTCTTTACGTGACGGCCAACGAAGGCTGGGTTCGTGCCAACTTCGTGAAGGAGTACATCGAGAACTCGATGGCAACGGTCAGCGAGGAGAATCGTAGGCATCTTGAAGAACTTGCCTCCGAGGTGAACTCTCCTGAGTCGTTCCAGCGGTTTGCCGAGCGTGCCTTCCGATACGCGGTCGAAGACAGCAACAGCAAGTACCTTGCCGACCTCGACTTTGACAACCTCAAGGAACACCCCCGCTTCGGTGACTGGCTCACCAGTCAGGTCAAGGCAAAGATGGAGGAAGAGATGTCGGCTCAGAAGACGCAGGCATCGTCCCGCCCCAATGCCCCGAAGGTTCCTAGCGGCGCTGCCGTTGCTGGGGACATTAACATTGAACAGTACCTGTCTATGGACGAACCCGCACGTCAGCGTTACCTGACCAACCTTACCGAAGAGCAGGAAGACGCGCTGATGACGGCTCTCTACGAGTCGGCTCGCGGGATGAGTTTTTAACGGGTGCTAAGAAAGGAACCATAAGCGATGGCGCTCTACCCGAGTACCGTCCAGTCTGCTATTCCGCAGTTGTGGGCTCGCCGCCTGCAGGTTGCGCTCCGCAAGATTCTCGTTTACGCGGACGTTTGCAACCGCAATTACGAGGGCGAGATCAAGGAGATTGGTGACAGCGTTCGCATCCAGACGGTTGCTGACGTTGCCATCGGTGACTACACCCGCAACACGCCCATCTCGTCGCAGGCGCTGACGACGACTGACATCGTGCTTGTTGTGGATCAGGGCAAGACGTTCAACTTCAAGTGGGACGGCGTTGATGACGTGCAGTCGGTCAAGGGCATCATGGCTGAGGCCATGTCCCGTTCCGCGTACCTCCTCCGCAACGAGGTGGACACGTACATCGCTTCGACCATGAAGGACGGCGTTTCGACCTCGAACCCTGACAACACGCTGGATGCCGCTACTGTTGGCACCGGCCCCGGCGACGACGACGCGTTTGAACTGCTGGTCAATCTGGCCGTCAAGTTGAACGAGTCGAACGTCCCGGAGGAGGGCCGCTGGGCCGTCGTTCCGCCTTGGTACGCCGGTATGCTGCTCAAGGATCCGCGTCGGTCTTCGTTCGGTACGAACCAGAACCTCGCGGCGTACGCCGACGGCTTCATGGGTGTGGATCAGGTTTCTGGTCTGCGCGTGTACCGCTCGAACAACGTCCCGGTTTCGGGCTCGGCTTACACGGTTATCGCTGGCTACGACGACGCTGTGACCTTCGCTAACCAGATTGCGAAGTTCGACACTCGGCCTGCCCCGGATGGGTTCTTCAACTACAACATTGGCCTGATGGTCTATGGTGCGAAGGTTACCCGCCCGTACGGTCTCGCTTCTGTCGCGGCCACGCAGGCTTAAGAAAGGATAAGGAGTAACAACAATGGCTGACACTGCTGTTGCCGTTACGAACATGTCCTTCAGCAACGGTACGGCCTCGTCGGGCGACTTCTCGTCCGGTTCGGTCGGCACGTCCGTTACTGCAGGCAACGTCGCCGTTATCACCGCTCCGGCTGGTGACACGGCGAACCTCGTGTTTACTTTCTACAACGCTTCGGGTGGCGCGACTGCTACGTTCGTCGCTGGTGACGAGCCGCCGTCGGAGAACTCGGGCATTGGTGACGCTACCGCTGTCACGCTGACGGCTGCCAAGCCGTACTTCGTGGTGGTTCCGGCTGGCCGTTACGTCCAGAGCGATGGCACGATTCGTATCAACATCGCCACGAACACCACCATTGTGGGTTGCTACCGCCGCCCGCTTGGTAACTAAGGGGGAAAGTCGTGTCCGGTATTCCGGTCTACGTCCCCGGCATTACTAACAATGGCTGGCTTGCTGGCCCGAGCGCGAGCGACCCGTACACCACCACGGATGACGTGGCGGGGTTTGGGTTCTACTCAGAGTCGGTTGATGGCAAGAACAACCTCGGCGTTGGTGTTTACTCGGAGTCGCACGTCAGCGGTACTGGCACGGGCCACACCTACGGCGGCGGCTACTGGATCAACCTTGACTCGGGTTACACCGGGCCGAGCGGGTACATCCTGTCGGCTCAGGACAACGGCATCTACGGTGACGCGGAGACGGCCCTTACTGGTGTGGAGGTCGTGTTTGGCCTCCGCATGGAAGGCATCGTCTCGCAGACCCCGGATTCGTTCTACCCGTTCTCGGTGAACACCAACAACCGGGCTGTGACTGCACTGTTCGAGGGTGCGGCGTTCCCGTCGGTGGGCTATCAGGCCAACACCGGGACTACCTCAAGCAAGATTGGGGACATCCCGCTGTTCAAGTCTCAGGGCACCACTGGCTACGTCCGCATCTACGGGGCGCGCGGCTAGATGATTAGTGAGGGGTTGCTGGAGTGCTTTCGAAGTCTGACATCGAGTCTCAACTGCGCGTTCTGGAACAAAACCAGCGCGAGCAGGAGGCTGGCCTTCTTAAGATGTACGGCGCAAAGATTGCACTTCAGCAACTCCTTGCTCTCATCGACTCCAGAGACAACCCAAAAGGAACCGATGATGACCCTGACCGAGTGGAAGGCGACCCAGCAGGCTCCCCTTCAGAAGTTTGATGATGTCGCTGAGGCGGTTTCCGCCGAGGCTTCAGCCGAGTAAACGTCATGGACTGGCGCTCACCCGCCAGTCCATGACATAATCAGCAAAGACGACCAGCGGGCCTAGCCCGCCCCATAGAAAGGATGGTCGCAACATGACTGTTTCGACTGTTGCCTTCAGTACTGTTCAGAGCAACACCAACCTCCTCTGTGGCGTGGCTACCATCGACAACGGTGGTGACGAGACTGCTCAGATTCCCTGCGGTGGCCGTGCGGTTGTTCGCATTGGCGTTCCCACCATCACCAACGCCAAGATTAGTTTCAACGTGGTGCCGTACCCCGGCGCTACCGCTCGTGCTGTTCACGACCTTACCAACGCTAAGTTCGAGATTAACCAAGGCACTGGCAATGCAATTTTTGTTGTGCCGTACCTGTCTGGTTGCTACTCGTTCAGCATCGTTACCTCTGCAAATCAGGGTGCTGCCCGAGAGTTTCAGGTGCAGTGTGTTGGTTCCAACCCGTCTTCGGTTGCTGTCTAACCTAAAGGACTAAGCCTGATGGCGACCAGCATCAAGACCATCTATGAGCGGGCGGCTCGCAAGATGGGCAGCATCACTGGCAAGGTTGGCGGCCCGACATCTACCAACGTCGTGCTGAAGTCCCTTGTCGGCACGACTGGCGACAACGCGCAGTACGCAGGCGACCTGCTCTGGTTCCTTGACTCTGACGCAGGCTCGCGCGAGCGCATCGTTACCCAGTGGGTGGACGGCTCTGGTGTTGCCATCGTCGCCCCGCTTGCTGACCTGCCTGCTACAGACTCCACGTTCATCCTGAGCCCGCGTGAGAATTACACGCTGGGCGAGATGGACGAGGCGTTCTACAAGGCGTGCCGCGACACTTGGCGGACGTACCGCATGGTCGTCCCTGTCACGCCCAACTTCCGCTATCAGGTGCTGAACAACCTGTCGTGGCTGGAAGGTGCTGGGCGTGTAGACGCGGTGTTCCGCTCTGACTCGCCGCTCATGCTGCACAACGAAGACTTCTCGCTGTGGCAGGACGGCCCGAACGCTGCCCCTGACTCCTACTCTCTTGAAGGTGACGGCACTGTCACTCGTATTGCTGGTGGTGTTCGCAGCCTTTACTCGGCGCGAGTCACGTCCACGAGCGGTACGGTCAGGATGGTGCAGGGCATCCCCGCCAGCCTGAGCCAGTGGATTACCCGGCGTACCTTCCCGGTTTACATCCCCATCCGTGCTGCTGCTTGGGCCGCTACCGGCGACTCCAGCAAGGTTCGGGTGTTCATCCGCTACACCGACAACGGCGTGACGAACTACGTTTACACGGCGTACTTCGACGCGCTGAACCGCCCTGTGTTCAACAACGTGAACCTCACCCCGACTGCATCTATGGATGACTTCGAGTGGGGCATCGAGGTTGAGGACGGGGCGACTGTCGATGTGTCGTTTGCTGGCCTGATGCAGAACACGCTGGACTTTAACGGCGCGTATCAGATTAAGGACGCTGGCTCCCAGTTCTACAAGGAGTATCAGGTCAACGACGTGGTGCGGAACGTCGGCGGTCAGCCGATGATTGAGTACATGAACTACCCGGCGACGTGGGGCCAGTCCATCATTTACACGCGCCGCCAGTTCCCGTACTACGACCCGTACACTGAGAGCGTGGAAGACCAGTACGCCGAGATTCTTGAGGCAGGGATGCTGGTTTACCTGCTGCAGGCACAGAAGCCTAATCAGGACAGGTCGCGCCTCGACCGTGTGCTGGCTGAAATGACAAGCATCTGGAACCGCAGGAACACGAACCAACTTGACCTGCCCGTTCCGCGTCCGCCTGTTCAGGCGATCATCGGAGGTATCTAGTGACTATCACTTGGCAGGCCGAGGACACGGTTGAGCCCATTGCTGATACCACCATTGAGGGTATCGCCAACTTTGCTACGTACGGCGTAACCATTGGCTGTGGCCTGACGTACTCCGCTGCAAACCTGACTGTCACTGTTGCGGCTGGCACTGTCCGCCACAACGGTACTCAGGTCACGGTTGCTGGAAATAACGTCACGCTTGTTGCTGACACGACTAACCCGCGATGGACGTGGATTGGCGTGCCGTCTAATGGTACTGCTGCAATCGTCAGCGGTACTGCAGCGGCTACTCCTACCGTCCCTGAGATTGGCGACTACGTTCCGCTGGCTCTGGTCTACGTGCAGGCAAACCTTGCCATCGCCAACAACGCCACGTACAAGTTGGACAAGCGTGTTTTTACTGGGCCTAACGTTCAAACGTTTACAGGTAGCGGCACTTGGACAAAGCCTTCGTACGGCACGGTAACCGTTGTTCAAGCGTGGGGCGCTGGCGGCGGCGGCGCTGGTGGCATTGGCGGTGCCGCTAGTTCTCTTCGTCCCGGTGGCGCTGGCGGAGGTGGCGGCGTTTTTATTGAAAGAACTTTCCTTACTGCAAATCTTGGTTCTACCGAATCTATTACTGTTGGTGCAGGTGGTTCGGCGGGAACCGGTACAACTTCCAGCACCACTGGTAACGCCGGTGGTAATGGTGGGTCTACTTCATTTGGGTCATGGGCTGTTGCATACGGTGGTGCAGGTGGCGGCGCTTCAACTGCCGCAAGTAGCGCACGTGGTGGTGGTGGTGCAAGTTCTGCTCAGGCTGGTCAGGCGACAACTGGTGGTGGGCCTACTACTTCTTCAGGTGCTTCAATGGGTGAGGGTGGAGCGCCCGGAGGTAATGGTGCCACAAATGGTTCTGCTTCAGAACGCGGTGGTGCTGGTGGCGGTGGTTCTCCTAACAATGACACAGGTTTGGGTTCTGCTAAGGGAGGCTCGGCAACACTTGGCGGTTCAGGTGGTGGCGGCGGAGCGCTTATCGATACCGGTAACGCTGAAAACGCTGGCGGCGCTGGCGGCGCAGCGGGCGCGTATCCTAATGGTGGCGGTGGTGCAGGTGGTGCTGTTAATGGTGGCGCTGGTACTGCTGGAACAACAGGAGTAGGAACGGTGCATGGTGGTTCTGGTGGTGGTGGAGGCGGTTCACAGGATTCAGGAACTGGTGGCGCTGGCGGCGCTGGCGGCGCAGCGGGTGGTGGAGGCGGAGGCGGTGGTGGTGGTACTTCTACCGGCGGCGCTGGTGGCATTGGCGGTGCCGGTTACTGCATTGTAATTACTTATTAAGGATCTATTTATGAACAACTACGCTGTTGTTGATTCAAATGGAAACGTTATCAACACTTGCGTTTGGGATGGAGTTTCCCTTTGGTCGCCACCCGAGGAAACCACCGCTGTTCTTTGCGACGATGAACCAAACGCAGAAATTGGTGGTACGTACATCAATGGCGTGTTTGCACGCGCTGTTGTTGAGGTTCCCGTAGCGGAGCCTGACCCCAGTCTTGTGGGGAAAATTGCTGCGTTGCAGGCGCAACTTGTTGAACTGGCATCTCAGATTTCTTCGTAAGGAATAGCAAATGCCCGGTGGTTCCGACCGTTTCCTGTCGGTGTTCCTCCCCGGAAACATCGTGTCACCGGGCGAGCCAAGCACGCTGCAGTTTGCCATCGTTGACGACTCGCAGATTGACGGCGGCAAACGGGCGATTGTCCGTAACTACCGAGACGCTAACGCATCTGACGCTGGGCGTATCCGCCGTGTGCAGTGGGAAGTCTGGGGGCCAATCGGCGCTTCCCTAGAGTCAACCTCAGGTCGCCTTGGCACTGATTTCTGCCGCAACCTTGAGACGCGTTGGGAGAGGCGGCTTATTTCCTCTGGTCAGCAGACTGAAGTTGCCCTTGGCGGTGATGACCCTCCCGGTGAACCTTCATATTTTGGAACTGCAAATTTTGGCAGCAACTACTTTTACTCTGGTTTACAAGTGGTAAGTGGCGATGACGTTGTTGTCTTTGACGAGCAGGAAGGCTATCTGTTTGCCAGTCGCGGATCGCTAACGACGCAGGTTAGGCTTGATGATTTTTCTATCGTTCAAACTAAACAGCATGGTGTAACTGTTCTTGACGCTGCTTTGTGGAGGACAAAGGGTCGTCTTGCTATGGGTCGCTACATGCCAATGCAGACCCGCGACTACGTTGATGCCGTTGGCTCTACGTACATCGACACCGTTGCTATCTCACCCACTCAGGACGTTTACGCTCAGGCGGTGAAGCGTGGTTCCGACCGTGCTTGGTACATCGACGCTGACCCCAATAGCACGACGTATAACTACGCTGGCTATAGCCTTGATTCTTTCGAGACTCTTGCTGCGCCTTTCCAAGTTGGCGACCCTGACGTAAACACCACTGGCATTGGGCCATTCGGCCCGTTCACCATGTTCGGTGCAGAGGACAACCTGTACTCGTTCACTGACCAAGGCAAGCCAGTTCCGCTGTCCCGTGCTTTGCTCAACCACCTCACTGACCACAACGGTCAGCAATGGGCCGACCCCGGATGGGGTTGGAACTACGCCATCACGAGCATCGGCCTTCGTGCTATTCAACCGGGTATCGACAACCCTGTTGGTATTGGTGAGCGGATGCGTGGCTTCACTGGTCACGACGGTATCCCGCACGCTATCTGGGCGGAGCGCGGTGAACTCTGGTGTGTGTACTGGACAAGCGAGGGCGACCTCTACGGATACCGTGGAGCGTTTGGCCCTGAGACTGCCAACACTGGACAGCCGCTCTGGTTCCCTTGGTTCTACAAGGCTAACTCCACATGCGGCGCGCTGTTCTCGTCTGTCCGTGGTCTTACCGACCCGCTCAAGGAGTTCCGTGTCTTCCGTGGTGATGGCACGAACATGACCTACATGCTCGCTGCATCTGACGGCAGAGACGACCTCAGCCCGACGTACGTGTACAGCACTGACGGCGGTGACTGGTACGGCACGACAATCGACCGTGACCCTAACCTCTTGAAGACGCTGCGCCTCGCGCGATTCAAGACGCGGAGCATGACCGCTGGTTCTTCGTGGCAGTTGGGCATGGCGTTCGACCCGCCTCCTACCAACACTGCCGGTGCTACGTATGTAAACGTCGGCAACGCCGTGACGAGCAACGGCGCTCAGACTATTGAACCAGTGCAGGGCAACGTCGCCCTCACCAACATTTCTGGTCGCACGATGAAGCCTCGACTCACTCAGATTGCCGATGGCAGCGGCGCTGACTCTACTCCGCCTGAAATCAACGGCACGCTTGAGATTGAGTACGACGAGCGGCCCGAGCAGATTGAGGAAGTCAACGTCGTCGTCAACATGACGGGCACGTCGTACTCCAACAACTACATCTGGGACACGCTCCGCGAACTGCTTGGCTCTACTGTCAACGGCCCGTTCCAGATTCAGTTGCCCGACGACCTCCCGCCTATCGTTACTAAGAACTCTGGCGGCGGCAAGAAGTGGGCGATGCTTGCTGGCGTTACCCACCGTGACGACATCAAAGACCCGAGCATCGAGGGCGTGGCTCTGACGTTTATCGTCTGGCCACAGGGAGACACCATCTAATGAACGAGAGGAACCTAGAGGCCACGGTTCGCACAGCCGACTACTCTGACGCGCTTCGCCGTGCCATGAGTCAGGCTCCTACCGGCAGGCAGATGACTATTGACGGTACGTTCGTCGTGTCTGTTTACACAGACGACCCGGAGAACGTCCTGCTCCAGCCTGCCAACGGCACCGTTGTCATGTGGGATGACGGCGGCACTCTTCGCCTTCGCGGGTACACTCGCGCAACTGGGTGGCAGACCCTGTAGGAGATTGCCATGTCCGAGCGTCCGTTTGCTGACGAGGGTGAGGTTATCGCTACCTTCAATGCGGTACGCGAACAACTGAACCGCATCGAGCATCAGGTCATGAAGACCAACGGACGCGTCAGGGCACTGGAAATCTGGAGGGCGTTTACCAACGGAGCAATTGCAGTCCTCACGCTGCTGGTTGGCTCTGGCGTTGCGTGGCTTGTGTTCTTTGGGGTGAACAAGTGAAGAACAAGTACAGGTTCTTTGACGTTTACTCGCCCATCGAATACAAGAAGTGGGCGGCGTTCATCGCATTTCGCGGTGACATTCTTGAGAGGAAGTTCTGGTGAGTACTTGGTATCCGTCTGCTGATGACCAGTATCCCGGCCCAGCGTGGAAAGTGAACGGGGTAGTCAATCGCTCCGAGGGCGTGGTGCTGCACTCGATGGAGGGCGCGTACGGCGGGGCGCTCACTGTCCTGACTGGAAACTCGCAGGCATCGTGGCACTTCTCCGTCCTCAAGGACGGTCGTGTCATCCAGCATTACCCCACTGATTCAGCCTGCTGGCACGCGGGCGGCCCTGCCGCCAACAACAAGTTCATCGGCATCGAGCATGAAGGCAGGGTGGGTGAGCCGTTGACTCCTGAGCAGTTGGCATCGAGCGTCGGGCTGGTGCGGTGGATTGCTCAGGAGGAGGGCTGGCAGATGGCCCGCCACGTCACAATGTTCGAACATAACGAGGTGTACAATACCGCTTGTCCAAGTGGACGGATTCCTTGGGAGTCGTACGTGACAAATGACCCCAACCGCGAAGACAACTACGACACTGGCCTGACTCGCATCAGGCTTGAAGACATGCTCCGCATCCTCTGCGACGAGCATCGCCACGCCGAGGGCGACCCGCAGGTGCTGCATGAAATTATTGATGGGAAGCGTTGATGACTCTCTCCATGCTCAAGTCTTTCCGTGATGGTGGCATCACCGGCGGCACTACCGCTGTCGTGATGATGCTCATGCTCAACAACGGCACCGACGCCGAGACTGCTGCTATCGCTGGCATGATTGCTGGCGGTATCGCCGCTCGGCTGTACCGCTACGGTCGCGCTCGGTGGCCGTGGCTTGAGGCGCTTGACCCTCCGGCGGAGGAGAACAAGGGGCAGTGACGTGCAGGACTTTAGCCCGGACATCGAGTTTTACTCAGTCCAAATCGGCGGTGTAAACGACTACCCGGTTCGCACGTTCTGGCGGCCAGTGTGTATGCGCTGTAAGTGGAGTGACGAACCGTACCCCACGAGGAAGCAGGCAGAGGAAGAGGCGGCTGTTCACCTGAAGTTGGGCTGTCTTGTCCACTACTCCACCTAGACTGTTCTACAAACTGACACGGGAATCTAACGGGTGGTTCATCTCGTCCATGGAGATTGACCCGCTCTCCTCCTTCGTTGCTTACCCGACTCGACGGCTGGCTATAGTAGCAATGCAGATGATGAGGGAGCAGAAGGAGATGATTCAGGAAATGCAACAGTTCCTTGGCGGGGACTAAGCGAGGTAAGACGTGCCTGTCCCCAAGGATTACGTCTGCGTAGATTGCAAGATTACATTCCAGTCCATTGCTAGTCACGCTCTAAGATGCAAGCCGTGTCGTGGTGCAGCAAAGAAAGCACGCGAGCGCATCGGCACAACCATCAGGGATTGCGCTCGATGCGGCTCTACATTTAAACCGTACAAGGGCGACCAGAAGTATTGCTCGCATGAGTGTGGGTACGACGCACACCTTGATGCAGTGGGCGCACCGCCTGAGCGCAAGGCTGCCGACGAGCAGATGGAGAAGTTGTTCCGCTACTACAAGTCGAAGAGCAACATTGAGATTACCAGCAGGCCCGATGGCACCCGTCTCGTATCCCTGTCAGACCTGCAGTTGCCGTTCGTAGATGAGCCGCTACTTGATGCGGTCATCGAGTTCGTTAGTGATTACAAGCCCCACGACATCATCCTCAACGGCGACATTCTTGACTGCTACGAGGTATCCGACTTCGATAAGCGGCCCGAGCGCCTGTTCAATCTTGGCACTGAGTTCGAGATGGCGGACGCCATCGTCAGGAAGTTGAAACGGTACGCCGCCAAAGACTGTCAGGTCTGGTGGGTTGACGGCAACCACGAGGAGCGCCTTCAGCGTGCAATCTGGAGGCGCGCACAAGACTTCTCGTTCCTCGTCAAAGACATCCCAGAGGCTCTGAGGCTGGACGACACATGCGCGGGTTACGTGCCATACGGCAAGCACATTGACTACCTTGGCTTCGTGTTCACCCACGGCAACTTC